CCCTCTTTTTGACCACCACTAACTATTACTAATTCATCTCCAAATTTTTCTTTCAATTGAAAAATAAATTCTTTTATTTTTAATTTATTCTCGTATTCTCTACTACCTACGATACCTATCTTCATTTTTTCTTTCAATCAGTTCTTTTTTGTTTTTTAACTGTTTTATTTTGTGTACAAAAATCTACAATTTCTTTAAATTTTTTAATTCCTTCCACCAAATTATCAGGATTATAATAATGATATTGAAACCTACCAGATACCTCGGATGTATTAATTCCAGCAGGCACAATATCAAACCATATAAAATTTCGTGGGCCTGTAACCAGTTTGGTATGTATATGGGTTCTATAATGATCTCTACGTTCCCAATTTGTAATAAACTCTTTAAGTTCTTTTGGTTCAACAGAATCCTTTTTCTTATCATACCACAAATATAAAATTGTTGGATTTCCTAACTCTTCATAAGTGGATGTTAAAAATTCTAATGTCTTTTTATTTTCCAATAAATGTGGTAAATACATTCTTAAACTAATCTTTTGCAATCCCATTATTTCACTCCTGCATCGCAATGTTCTGTCTGGTTAAATTCACACCATCTACAGTTTTTCTTGGACGCTTCCTTTTTAAAGTTATGTGTTGTGTTGTGTTTCCCATTTACAAAGCCCTCTTTAATAAAATTCTTTAAATTAAGTATTACTTTATTCATAGATGGTACACCACTTGCCGGTGAAAAATGTTGAACTCTTTTTTGAGGCCAATCTACATTTTCATACAATCTACGTTTAACAATAAAATACTCTACATCTATTTTATCTATTGGATAATCATACATCTTAGAATAAAATTGTTTATATAACAAAAGCTGAGCTGTTTTGTGCTTATCTGCTTTCATCCACTTATTCCACCCCATTGTGGAAGTTTTGATATCTATAATTTTTATCTTCCCAGTTATTTTATTTTTAATAACCAAATCTATAAATCCTCTAAATATAATTCCATCTTGTAGTGGAAAATTTAGTTCAGTTTCTACTCCTAATAATTCATATCCCTTTTTAGAAAAATAATCACCTCTACGTTTTTTAAGAAAATCTAAAATTGCACATCCGTCTTTCCAAAACTCTGTTAATTCTTCGGGAGTAGTGAAATGTTCTGCCCCTTCCAATTCCATTTTCTCGTGGTAAAGAGTCTTCATTCGAAAAAGTAATAAATCATTTAAATCTAATTCATTTGCTAACTTAGCTGTCTTATTATAAATACAATGTATCCAAGTTTGCATAGTTTCATGCATCGCTGTACCGAATAAAGTATGAATACTATCTGTAAAGCTGGATAATCTATCAATGTAATTTAATTTCCATCTATACGGACATTGTGACCACATAGAATATTGGGAATAACTTATATTAACTTGTTTAGTTTCTACTTGCCCCATTTGTCATTCTTTACAATTGTTGCCATTATACCATAATTAGATACATCAAGAAATGCATCTTCTAATGGTTCATCTTTTACAGCCGATTCTCTATTATTCATCAATAGAGTTTTTACTCGTTGTAGTTTATCATTCATACGAAACCACAATCCCGTAAGAGAAAGTTTTACTTCCTCAGGTGTTTGTAATTGTGTTCCAACACTAATATTGCCAGGGCCGTAATCGTGTTGCTTATGTAAGAACAACTCGTATTGTTCTCGTTGTATCTTCTTGAACTCTTTGGTCATTTCAGGCCATTCAAGTTCCATTTGTTCTACAACAGACATTTTTTTATGTTTCTCCATAACTTCTTCTGTTATTTGATGTGAATGTGTTCCAGCCCATTCTACTTTTGTTTTTGCTTCTTTAATAACTTTCATTTTATATTCCCATTTGTTTTAACTCTTTATCAGTATAACCGTATTTGGATACCAATTCTCTAATTTGTTTTTTTGATAATAGTTTTAAATAGTCTTCCGATTCGGATTGACTACATTCGAAATATTCAGAAATTTTCTGAACGACTTGTGTATTATAAATAGGGTCTTTTTTCTTCTTAGTATATTTTAAATACTGCTTACCCTTCGGTAATATACTGGAATATACAACATAAAGCTGACGTGGGTCAAGCTTTAATTTCTGTATTTCATTAACAAAATCAGTCCACTCCATTTTCATAGAAAGAAAACGATTAATCATATAATTAGACCATTGTTTCTTCTCTGTTTCTGTTAAAGTGTTCCAATAATCTTTTGATTGATTTGATGTTATATGATTAAGATGATCAAATAGACCTTTAGGTTTCAAGTCCACTGCCTTCTAATAACTTTTTTGGAACTGTACCACAATTACCACAACTATAAACTTGAATTGGAACTAATCCTTCTTGTCCAGATGGTGATAAAATTGCAGAAACTCGTTTAATCACATATGAGGTAATAAACAAATAATTATCACATTCCTCACATTGTAAAGTATCTGCCTTTGATAAATCTACAGTTTGTTTAGGTTTAGATAAAGGTTTCATTGGTTTAGTGCTCATTTATATCTCCATTATTTTGATTCTGATATTGAAGCTTTACGATAATCTGTTACCAGTTTTTTTATCTCTCCAATATGTTTTCTTGCTCTACCACCTGCTGCTTTGTTACCTTTTTCAGCATGTACTGCGTGATTTAGATCAAATTCCTCAAAGTGTTCTTTGATTTTTGCGTGTAATTCGTTAACTGTTGCCATTTTCTTTCTCCTGTTGTTTTGTTTAAATGATTTCGTCTACTAATCCGTATTTTAAACACGTTTCAGCATTCCACATTAAATCATGTTTTAATATTTCGTTTAATTTTCTGACTGGAACTTTTGTATATTTCTTATATACATTTTTAATTGTGTCCATCATCAAATCTAAATTTTGTTTTGCATCTTGAAACTCTGAATATTTTCCCCAAAAGTTTGATGATAATTGATGTATTAACATATATGAATGTCTACTAATAAATCTCTTATTACCCACTATTGAAAGAAATGTTGCTGCACTTGCAGCAAATCCATCAACATATGTTATAACAGGAACCTTACATCTCAGTATTGTATCCATTGATGCTATTCCTGAAATAAGGGAACCGCCTCCCGAATTTATATGTAGATGAATAGGATATGGTTCTACATCCAAGTTATTTGCCATTGTAAAACTTCTTACTTGTAATTCTCCTATCTTTTTATTTAGTTCTGCTGCACTTTCTCTATTCACACCAGCATAATAATAAATCTTGTTCTCATGTACTGCTATATGTTTTTCTGTAATTTCTTTATTATTAACTGCTTTCTTAACGGGAGAGGTTTTCTCTCCCCAATACTTTTCTTCCATTATGTAATTACTCCTAATATTTCTATTAACATTGCCATTGCGTTTATCTCTTTATCTACTACATGGGTATCGGATGATTCATATCGTGCAATAATCAAAATACATTCTGCTATATGACCCGTCCCATAAGTATCTACTTCATCGTATAACAATCTGAAAAAATCTGCAAAATCTGTAACTTTTGCATCTGCCAGTATTTGTCTTATTTCTGTAAATATTTCCTTCCGTGTTTTACTTTTAGTTTGTATTACTTTTAATAATTTTAATTTATAATCACTCAATATAATTTCGTGAGCATCTAATTTAAGTTCATTCTTTACAACTTGTCGTTGTGATGTATTTATAACTTTTCTAATATCTGGATATCCACCATTTATAATAGTTGCTATATCATCTACTTTAAAAATTACATTCTCATTTTTTAATATATTTGATAAATGAACTGCCACTTCTTTCTTTGATGGTGGTACTATCTGAAATGATTGACACCGAGATTGTATCGGGTCTATAATTCTCTCTACATAATTACAAGTTAGAATAAATCTACAATGTTTTGAGAATGTTTCCATTAGATTACGAAGTGCCGCCTGTGCATTTGGTGTAATGTAATCACACTCATCTAAAATAATAATCTTCATATCCTTAAATCCCATAGTGGATGCAAAGGTCTTCACTTTAGTTCTAACTGTATCTACATTATTCTCGTCTGAAGCGTTAATATATAGATAATCACATTCTATATTATTAACGAGTAATTTAGCGAGAGTAGTCTTACCTGTACCAGCTCTTCCGTACAGTAAAAGATGTGGCAAGTCACCACTCTCTAAATAAATGGATACCTTACTTTTGAGATGCTCGTTCCCTATGTAAGTTTCCATTGTTGAAGGCCGATATCTTTCTACCCATAACCCATGATCTTCTTTTATAATCATATTTTTTTCCAAATCCAAATTGGTTCTCCAAATAACCCTACCTTGTCGGGTAATATATATTCAGGTTTTCTATTAGCTTCTTCTGTTACTTTAGCAGTTCCAACACCGATACAATTTGGTCTTTTTGCCATTTCATAACCAACACAACCTTTATATTCACTATCTTTAAATGTATCTAAAAAGTCGTTCATAGGGTCACAAATAGGTAGCCAACCCTTTGCCTTCCTACCTTTACTCGATGCATTTACATCACTTATATTCACTAATAAATATCCACCAGTTTTAATACTTCCCCATAAATTATTCAACGTTTTCTGTAAAAACTCTGTATTCCAATCATCTATATCTTTATATCTAACCCAACTTTGAGTATCATCATAACTATAACGCTCTACATTAAAATATGGTGGTGAAGTGAATACCAAATCAAAATAATTATCATATTGTGAAAAATCAAACTCCTCTGCGGGAGAACAATGAAATTCAGACTTTCTCTCTTGTTCGAAAAACCCTAAATGTTTGTCGTAAAACTTTGATTGTTCTTCATATATTGAATGGTTCTCTTTACGTGGGTCAATACCTACATAATGTTTCCCATAATCACTAGCGTAAAATCCAGCCAATCTATCACCCCAACCCATAGAAAAATCAAGTATATTCTCTGCCTTAAACATATCATAAATTGATTTTGCTACATTTGGTTTAAACTGAGAACATATATACTTACGAAGTCCAATACACGACCTTAATGTTCCCCTATCTACCTTCTCTACCTCAAGTGTAAATAAAGAACCTAACAAAGTATACATAAACTTTGGGTTTCCCCAAGTCCTAACTGGACCTGGAGAAATAGTTCCATCTACCGACCACCTATTATACTGTTGGAAATAATTACTAGCGTCATTTCCTCTGTTTATTCTCCGTATAATTTTATTAGTTAATGGCCATTTATACTCTGACCTGGCGTACCACTCAGTTTTTATCAAATAATCGGGCCATTGTATTCCCTTTAACTTCATAAAATCTTTGTAAGCATCTTTTTTAGTTAACTCTTGCGTAGGTAACTCATAATCCTTCAAAATCTCTACGAGAGTTTCCTGAATGTCGGGTCTATCAAAAGTTTCTTTTATGTAAGCCCATTCCTTTTTATCTATTTTAAGGTAGGGCTCCATATTTTTAAACTTATCAAAGTAATCTAAATACATTGATAACTATTTGATTAATCTACACTTTGACTAGCAACTAAATTATAAACCGCATCATAATTATCTACTTTAAAAGATGCTCTTGCCAATCCCTTACTCGAAATTTCCATACTTGCACTTTCACATTCTTTATTAGCCTGTAAAACTTTTGAGAATAGTTCCGCGTTAAAGGATAATGGCCCCACATCACTAAAAGTATCTACCGTTACTGGTAAATTAACCCTATTAGTGTTAATAGCAGAATAATTAATAACAAATTTACAACTATCCGTATTTGCATCTGTCAAAACTGTAAACGTTTCCGATTCAGCTAATGCATTTTTACCAGAAATAAATTTCGATATAAATAAACTATCTATTTTTAACGACAATTCAAACTCTGGAACACTTTTCAGTTGGGGCACATCAGGAATAACCGATAAATCACTCAACATATAATTTATAGATGCGTATGAGTCTTCAAATTTAACTGAAACCACTTTATCTTGTGATTTAACTACTGTTAAATTAATATCATCATTTAAAACACCCAATAAACTAGCCAACTGTTTAGTATCGTAGATTCCCAACTGCACATCTTCAAACTGAAAAGTATCTAAAGTAACTTTTCCAAGTAAAGACTTATCCAAAGTTATAAACTCCGTAGTTAGAACTTCATTATTTACATTCAACACCACCGAATTCACACTATCTCCAAGTGAATATTTACTTATAAACCTATCTAAATAAGCTTTATTCATTTTGTATCTCCTATATTACATTTATTAATTAATTGTTGATATATACATATATATATCTATTTTATTTCCCAAAATCAAAAAAATCTTTCTAAAGTATATCGTTCATCCACGGGTAAACCATATCCCATCGCGTCATAAAACATCGTAATCTTCTTTTTAAGTGCCTGATTATATAACTTATCAACATCTATATATTTTTTAATATAATCTAAAACTTCTGGTGGATCCTCATCCCCTTTATATGCTAAAACTGCTAAACTAAGAGGATTTTGTTTTAAATAAACCCATTTAATTTTTTCACCACCGGCTATTTTAGAATATCTTTTTTTATCATAGTAATCTATCATATCATTATATGCCAAAGATGCCTTTACATGAACTGGTGTGGCCTTTGCATAATATGTTGTTATTAATTTACCACCTATTGATCTATCCCCATGTTGAAAATTTCTCTCATCTACTTTTTTAATAAATTTACCTAATCGTTTAACTCCTGTAGGTGAGGCTATATCATCATAACTCATCGCCTTCATACCTTTTTTAAATGTAAAAATTCGTTTATCAATTTGTTCTTTAGGTACATTTACCAATAAATCTTCCAATACTTCTGATAATAAAGTCTTCATTCCTTTGGCAAAAGAACTTCTAACTGTATCCAATCCCTTAACGAGAGTTTTATTAACTTTTCTACCTTCCTCATTAATAATCTTTAGTCCGTATCGTTTCTTAGTTACAAATAAACCACTCTTAGCAATAACCTCTTGTTTAATTTCAAAATAATGTTTATCTAAATTTAAAAATCTCTTGGCAAATAAATCATAACTCTGATTCAAATACGCTTGAATTTCATCTGCAATATTTAGAATATGTTGTGTCATAATAGCGTCAGCGTTAGTATCAATTCCTTTATGTCTTGCTTTAACCAATGGTGTAGCTGATGCAAAAATAGAATCAGTATCTATGTAAATAACATAATCTTCATCCGTTCCAAGTTCTTTATTATAATAATGATTTGTAATTTTCTTACTAAACTTAATGAGCGATTGACCTGTATAAGTTACAGCCTCTGCATTATCTAAATCATAGAAACGAAATACTGGTAAACCCAATACACCATATAGAGAATTTAACAAAATCTTCTGTAAATATTGTCGTCTATTAAAATATTGAAATTTCTCATCATTACCGTCATCGTTAAATTGTTTTGCTAATTTTCTAAATTGAACTCTATCGTCAAACCACTTACCAAGAATTGCTGGAATTAATCCTACTTTATCCATCCTATACAATATCCCATTAGAACTAATTGATACATCAGTTTTTTCAAAATACTCTTTTAATTCTGTTTCTGTCAATTTTCCTTTTTCTTCATCACCAAGCATTATTGTATATGTTTTTTTATTATCTTTTTTAATAAATTCTTTGGAATCCCAACCAACAACCTTACCAATTTTAGTATCTGGTGATATATTCAATGACCTAATAACACTTGGATACATAGATGTAATATCTAAATCATAAACCCACTCATGTCTTCCTTGTATTGGGTCTTGAACATACGCCCCTGCAAACTTATCTTCTCTCGCCCGTTTAGACATCAAAGCTCTTGCATTTTTATTCTTATTTGGTACAACCACATCTATTTTTTTACAATAAACTAAAATTGCTCCCTCTAAATAACGAGAACTTGCGTAAATATCTTCATATGATACATGACCGATATGACATATACCTCGTGATATTTCAATATAATCTAACTTCTTATCTAACTCTACAACTATATGAACATCATTTAAGTTATATTTTACAAACCGTTTTCTATCATTCTCATATAACTCATTTAGAGTTCCCTCATAAGAAACCTTTTTAACTCCTATCTCATCTTCACCAACTGAATCTAATCTGTATGAAGGTTTTAAACTCGGTGTAAATTTTTTATATAATGCTAAATAATCTAAACTACTAACTCCGGCTATTTCAAACCGCTGTTTGTATTCTGAATATTTAACAACTCCTATTGGTGATAATAACCCTGCAAACTCTTGACCTAATAATTGAAGTATTCTATTATACAAATACGGTATATCAAAATTATCTGTATTCCACCCTGTAATAATTGTAGGTCTTATCTCACAATATTTACCCAAAAAGGCATTTAACATCTCAATCTCTGATTTAAACCCAATTATAGTATTATTGCCATTTTTTAATACACAGTTTTCTGATTCAATCTCAAGTTTATTTTCTGGATCTAAAACATAACAATAATATTCGTCTGTAACACTATCCCATAATGCAATAGCAGTTATTTTATTTTCTGCTTTTGCAGGAGATGGAAATCCTTCTGTAACCTCTACCTCTATATCAAAAATCATAGTTCTATGACCTACTGATGGTTCATCTGAATCTGTATATTGGTCTACTAAAGTTCTTGTAGTTGCTATTACATCAGATTCATATAAATTTTCATCTTCTTTATCATATCTAAAAACCTTTTTTAAACGAGTACCATCAAGTGCAGTAAATTTACCACCCTTATCATACAAATAGGCATATCTTTTGTATGGTGTTTTTCTATAACCTAATTTATCATCCCATATATGAATCGTCCTACCATCAAAATAGATGTTTTGATACATTTATATTATAACTTTCCAATTTAACATATGTGAATATACGAATAAAAACCTATACAAGTCAAGCGTTATTTGCAAATAGTTTCCAATAATTTTTTACTAACTCTATATGGATCACAATTCGCTGAAGGTCGTCTATCTTCTAAATAACCACATCCATCTTGGTCTACTTGCCACGGAATACGAATTGATGCTCCTCTATCTGAAACTCCCCAACTGAATGTATCTATTGCTTGAGTTTCGTGTTCTCCAGTTAATCGTCTTTCGTTTCCTTCACCATACTCGGCCATATGTTCTTTATGAGCCTTTTCTAAATCCTGACATGCTGTAAATATAGGTTTATTTCCACCTTCTTCTCGCATTTGTTTAGTAGAAAAATTAGTATGACAACCTGCACCATTCCAATCACCTTCTATTGGTTTTGGGTCTAATGAAACTGACACTCCATGTTTCTCACAAATTCTTTCCATTAACCAACGAGCAACCCATAAATCATCACTCATTTGTAATGAACTACCTGGGCCTATCTGATATTCCCATTGTCCTAACATCACTTCTGCATTTGTTCCACATATACGTATTCCAGCTTCTAAACATAAATCTGTATGTGCTGTCATAATTTCTTCTCCAGCATTTCTACCACAATAGTAATCTCCTTGTGGTGCTGGTTCTCCATCTTTTGGCCATCCTAAAGGTCGACCATCTTGAAATAAAGTATATTCTTGTTCGAACCCAACCCATTCTTCTGGATCGTTATCTAAATACTGTAAGGTGAGGTCTAATGTATGTCTTGTATTTGATTTGTGTGGTCTAAACTGTACATCATATACTTCACATAATACTAACGAACTATTATAATGTAGTGGATTTGGATAAACTCTTACTGGTTGTAATACACAATCAGAATCATTTCCTTCTGCCTGTTGAGTAGAACTACCATCAAATCCCCACACGGGTGCTGATATGCCTTCTCGAGGATCTCCAGTAGTATCAAACCGTTCTACTATTTTAGTTTTATTTCTAATTTGTGTTGGGTTACATCCGTCTAACCACAGATATTCTAATTTATGACTCATAAATTATTTCTCCTGGAATCTCACAAACATCATTGTTACAAAATTTGTCTATTTCTGCTTCTTCACCTTCAATACCTACAAAACTCAACCTACCTAATTTTTTTAATTTTTTATTATAAGTTTTCTCATCAATTGCTTCGTAGGGCATTTGTTTGTATGCTCCTTTTTCATGTCGTGGTAGGAGTGAAATACCTTTTAATCTATATTGAAAATAATTTAAAACGTGTGGTAGTTCGTCTGCTTCCGTTTCGGGATCGAATGTTGCTGTACAACTAACTTGGTTGTCTGCCCAATGTCGTTGTAGAAAAGCGGCTAAACTGAATTGTTCCCAAATCGAAAGGTCAGCCGCAGTTCTAATCCCCTCACCTACATCTACAGGAACCTCTATCACTACCGTACTGTCTTCTGAACCAAATGCTGGTTCTACTGTGTAACCTGCCCTTTTTAAGGGTTCTAATAATTCTGAATGTTTGGATGCTCTAATTCTACGAATATAAAATCTACTTTCTGGATAATGCATTCCAGGTGTGGCTCCTACTAACAATGAAACTGTGCCACTTGGTTTAACACTTGTGGTTTTAATTGATTTTGGTATTGCGAACCAATCAGAATATAATTTATCCCATTCTTGTATTGTATCATATCCATTTTCCAACCAATTTCTTAATTCTTCCATTCCGTGTTTTGTAATAAATTGTGCTACACCACTAACACTACAACCAATCCGTCTATTTCTTAACATAACTCTATTTGTATCTGGCCAATGTGTTTTTCCAAGTGTTACTGTCTTGGCATACAGATAAGCATATTTTAATGTCTTCTTATAGTCCTCTAATGAATCGTGGTTGTTTGGAAAAGTCTCTACTAAACAACATAACTCATAACTTTCTAATGATTGTTCTAAACAAGGATTACCACCAGCCACTCTATGGTCTTTATTATCACCACCATTTTGCATGCGAGAAAATTTTCTCATATTCTGTAACCATGCAAAACCAGGTTCTCCATTATCATTAATTCTCTTACACACATCCGTATAATCCATACCGAGTTCAGCAAATATTGAATTATTGGAAGTCCAACCATATTGTTCTCTGTCTGGATTAACTTTATAATTTTTTAAATCCAAATACTCGTCATCATAGGGATCACCGAACACAATCTCCGCCGTTCGTCTTACGTTCCCTGCTACGACACATTTACCAATAAGGTTCATTATATCAACAATAGTAGTTACGGTAATTGGACTATTTAAATTATTATTCAATACATTTCTAATATCTTCGTGAACTTCCTTTAGTGGTTCAGGACCAGAACTAACTCCACCAAAACCTTTAATTGGTTCTCCCTCATCTCTAACTTTCGTATAATCAAATGTAACAGGGGCCGTACCATGAAAATATGACTCTAACAACAATCTCAAACTTTCTACCCATCCTTCTCGTGTATCTGGAATCTCATAAACTTCTTCTTGTCTGTCGTTGTTAGGGCCTTTTATATGTACATGGCCAGCCCCCTTTGTATCAAAACCAACTCCAACACCCAACATTGATGCGTCCATTAAAAAACAAAATGGTTTTGAATAATCGTCCTTTATTGTAGAAGTAGAAACAAAGGCACAATTATTAAGTGCCGCATATAACTTCTTTTCTTCGGTGATTGGAGTTCCCATCGCCCACAAACCACGTCCTGGTGGTAAGAATTTCATATTAAATATTCTATCATACATCTCTTGTGCTGATGCTTGAGCTTGCCAAGCATTCCAACCAAGTTGATGTTGATCAATCCAATTTTTTTGCATAGAATAAGTACCTTCTACAACCCGTTGAATGGTTTCCCACCATCTCTCATTTTTACCGTTTTCTTTGATTCTAGAATAGGTTCTCATATAAACCAACTCACCTAATCCATTAAAACCAAAAGGTGGTCTTTTCCTCTTGTACTTATTTATAAAATTTTCCGATAACTTAAATTCCACTCGTAACTTCCCTTCTAAAAACTATTTATATTTATTTTCCCAATATTTCTTCATCTTTTTATTAAGAATTATATCTCTATTCTCGTAATAATATTTTCGCTGTCGTTCCCTACGAGCCTCAATTTGCTCTTTTTTAGTAAAATATTTTCGAGGCCTAGCCATGCAAACTCCTATATAAAAGTAGAGAGAAAATCTTTTTTATTTCCAAATTACTTTCCCAACCATAAATAAATACTATATATATTCAGTTCTATCCCGAATATTTTATAATTAACCAAAATCAGTTAAGTTTTTTTCAGAAGTTTTTTCTTCACTACTTTTTTCAGCGTTTTTATAATCTTTATACTTACCCCGTAAAGTTTGTTTCAAAAAATCTTCTGAATTTACCATCTTTTTTGATGCCTCTTGTCCACTTAATGATGATGGTCTATGTACCTCTATCTTACCAATGTTAGTATTCATAGTTGCTGGGTAAGTAACACCATCAATACCAAATCTATTTTTAATCACGTGAAACCGTGCAGTATTCCCTACCTTATCCTCAATCTTTCTACTAACACTTACTACAAAATCTGAAGTCATAACTTTACTATATGATTCTGCCACTTTACTGGCATCAATCACATCTTCTTCTAACGCTGAACGATTTGCTTGTGAGGCAGTCCATATTGGAATGTCCATCTCTCCCGCTAATCCACGTAGGTCTTCATAAATGTTTCCTAATTGGTGTCTTAACTCTTTACCACCACTAATATCTCTCATAATATCTGCATAATCTACTATAACAACATCTGGTCTAAACCCACTTAACTCTACTTGTTTTAAATGTGCATTTATTGTTTGTACTGATGCTGAACGAGTTGGAAAATATTTTATTAATAATTTTCCTTTTACTTTTTCTAATGCCTTCCTAACAGTCTCTTGTTGAAACTTAATTTCACCTGTAGGTATTCCTGAAAAAATAGTATCGTATCTCAAACCAACATAAGATTGGTTTAACTCTAATGTGTAATGTATTGCTGTGTTACCTCTTTTTATAGTCTCTGATACCATTCTCTGTAAACACCAAGTCTTACCAATACCTGCAGGTGCCACAATAACACCCAATTCTCCTTTACCTAATCCACCATCCATAACTTCATCTATAATATCCCACCCCGTGGCAATAACATCACGTGTAGAATGTGTTAATCTATCTTCCAATCCTTCTATATAATCATGTCCTAAATCTTTTGTAGTTCCAGCCTTCATTGCCGCATCAATTGTAGTTTTTATTCCATCATAATCATGTCGTTCCAATAAATCTACAGATTTCATTATTGCAGTTTTTAGTGTTTGATTTTTACAAAACTCTATGGATTTTTCTTCTACAAAATTTAAATCGGTTGCTTCTCTAAGTTGAAATGCCTCTCTTAAATTATCCACTGCTGATTTCTTTAAAACTTCTGAACTAACTTCATCTAATTGTATTTTTATCGCTTCTAATGTTGGTTCTACTTTATACTTCTCATAATACTTTTTTATACAATTTACCAACCATTTATCTGCATCAGAATCAAAATACCCTGGTTCCAATATATCATTAATTGTTTGCAAAAATCTACGATTGAATAATAATAATACTATTATTTTCTTTTGGAATGAATGTCCGAAATGTGTTAATGTTTCTGCCATATTAAAAGAACTCGTGTTTAACTAAGTTTGCTGGATTTTTTGCCTTCTCTACTCGTGCTTCGGCAATTTCAAAATAATCTTTTTCTCTCTCTATCCCCAAGTATTTTCTATCTAAAGTCACACAAGATATTGGTGTGGTGCCACTACCCATAAACGGGTCTAACACTACATCATCTTTTCTACTACCAAGTGTTACTAAATAACTGAATAGTTGGATTGGTTTTACTGTTGGGTGGTTGTTTTTAGTTGGTTGTGTAGTGAATTTCTTCTCTACACCTTTCATATCTTTACTTGATTCTGGACTTTGACCATTATATATTTTTTGTTGTTTTTCAAAATCATCCAATCCCATATTCTTTTCTGACTTACTCGCCTTGGGAACAACTAAAAATGGAAATGTCCGTTGAACTTCTGGATTTAATTTTACCAATCTACTTTTCCACCACTCATCTAAACTATAATATCTACTAAAATCTCCCTCATCTCCTTTACCTGGATTCTCTCCCGTTCCTTCTTCATCATATGCCCAACCACCACTAAACATCTCATTTGTGTTTTGGTATGCTCGACCACCCGTTGATTTAGTTTTCTTACCTGTATCTAATACATTATCACTTACTAATAGGTTAGCGGCAAATCTACCGAGTGGTGATGCTTCTGCTGTATCATTATCTTCACTCTTAAATCCACTTGTCTTAAATACTGTATTTTTTTCACGTGGTTTTCTCTTTGTGGTTTTTCTTACTGGTTGATTTCCCCTGGACAATCCGTCTGCCTCAGTATCAAAGTTTTTCTGACTACCTACATTATCTTTATCATATTGTTCTGTATCTATCATACCCTCAAATGGTATTCTACAATCATCTAACCAAGTTATACCCTTTTGATTATCAAGTGCTTGGTCTAAATAACCTTTTTGTTCTAATGGTTTCATTGCTACTATTACGACTTCTACTGCAGGTTTTGGTTGATATCCTGCATAAGAACCATCAAGTTTTTTGGCCTCGTCTGTATCACCTCGTTTTACAACGGCATTAGAAATATTCATTGCCTTTGGAAACCCTGTTGCGTATGCCCAATAGATTGGTGTGAAACTCACATTAAATCCAACTTCCTCTAACATCTGTGCCATTCTGTATTGAACATCACTTCTTGGTGCACTCATTACAAATGCTAATGAGCCTGGTTTCAATACTCTTAAACATTCCTCGAAAATCTTTCGTGGTGGAAGTGTCTGATCCCAATCTTTACCCATAAATCCGTATCCATATGGGGGGTCTGTGCAAAGTAAATCTACTGAATTATCATCGTAATCTTTTAAAACTTCTAAACTATTTCCGTTGATTAGTTTACTATCCACTATTACCCTTTCTGAATACAAATACTGGTTCAGTTTTTATTCCTTTACCAGCCACACTTGATAATATCAAATCTACAGTAGGTTCTTTTATAAACCCAATCTCACTTGATATATTTACTGTTTCTTTCTCTATGAATTTATATTTTGGTGTATTTGCAATGTTAATTAACATATAACCATTTTTCTTCAATCCGTAATAACAATTTTCTATAGTTTTCTTTAAAAATCCACTAACCCATTCATTTGGTGTTGAAAACTTTTTATAACTTTGTGTTGATTCATCCGAATATTTTTCGGTATCGAAATAAGGTGGAGAAGTGAAACATAAATCGATTGATTCTTTTTCTGGAATAAAGTCTTCACTTCCTTGTTTATATA